GATGCCTTCGCGCTCTCCGCGCTGATACGCGCGGCCTCAAGCATAGGCACATCCACACGCCGCCGCCGTATGACTGACTCACGCAAGGTGAGACCAATCAGCACGAGCAGGATGGCAAACATGCTATAGAATATGATGAGTTGTACCATACCGAACCTCCTTACAGCAGTATCGCTACCCAGAAAATGTTGCAGTTCACAGACGTAGCTGCTACAAATTGCGTGGTATTTTGAGAGTTAATGGTGATCACCCCTGCCAGGCCGGACGACGCGCACGTGGCAACTATAGCGGTTGCAGCAGTAGCAACCCCTGAAGCATTCTTCAAGCCATGTGTGATGGTCGTTCCGCCTGTGGTAACGCCGACAAACCCGGCGTTCCAGTCAGTGAGTGTGTGCAGGCCGCCGATAGACTTTAGGACACCTTTCATATTGACTGGAAACTTCACCTCGCCTGTGCCTACTGATAAGTCCATCGCAAGGTTGCCGCCCACATTGTCTCGGATAGAATTGACATTCATTCCACCGTTAGCCACATGGTTGCCTGTAGTGGTCAGGACACCGGATACCAAAGCGTTATGCTGCACCGTGAGGCCCGTCCCAGCAGCGGTCATGGTAGCACTAACGACTGTGAGCGCGCCGCTACCATTGGCCGTAACATTGGCATCAGCCACGGCGCTCGAGATGATCTGGTCGAGGAAACTCTCGACATTATTCAGAAAGGTCGCATTGATGCCGGGCGGCGTGACGTTATTGGTAAAAGGGCCCGTGTTGCCATAGGTTGCAAATGTCATAAGTTTCTCCTTCTATCCTGGTGCAAGTGTGGTCGACGGCGCAAGCGTCGTTGATGGCGCAAGCGGGACATTGAGCGACACGCCCAGGTTGATTGAATTGGCAATGGTTAATGGCTGCAAGAGATTGGCAAAGAAGTTGACCCAACTTGTATCGTAGGGCCCTGCAACGGCGTGCACGATGAACCAGATGTTGAAGCCGTCCTGCTGATCACTCAGGTCTACCGCTTCAGTGAGCATCTGTGTGGCGGCAAGGCCAAGCGGTGCATAGGTATAGGTACTCAGTTGCCCCGGCGCAAACCCTGTTTGCCGCGTCGCAAACTCAAAGCGCGTCCCACGCACGCCATACTGTGTGAGCTGCTGATTGCACTTGGCGAGGCCATCGGCAGAAGTTGCGATGGTATTATCAGTCAGCACCGCCTCAATCTTGCCGCTCGTGCCATCAAGCAGCGCTTGTGCTGTGATCTCATCCGCGTTGTTCGCGCTGAATACCGTCGAAAATTGCCCGGTGTACACCACTTTCAAGAGATCGTTGTTGGGTGTCCCGCGCAACTTCACACCGCTGCTATCCTGAGTGACCACCTTATCTCCAGCCGCCCAGTACCATTGATAGCCGGTTTGCCCTTTGAGTCCAACCGTTTGCGAGACATACCCTGCTCCAATGTTGATCGTGATCGTGGGAGCACTCGCCAGATCAAAGCCCATCGGGAATGATTGTGTATTGCCGTCTCCCACGTGGATCTCAATCTGTACAGTGGTTTGCGACACGCCGCCCACCGCGTATTGTGTGTTTCTGTATTTGGGGTTGGCGCGTGTGACGATGGGTACGAAGCCAGAGGCCCGCCCATCATCGATCTGCGTGCCATCCACGATTGGACCCACAACCGCCGTGTAGGGCACAAACCACAGCGCTTGATTTTGGTCAATTTGCCAGTAGTAGGGCACGCCTGATGAGGAAGCCGCTGCTACGAGCGCATCCAGGGCTGAGGACACCGAGACGTAGCCAAAGTTCGCCACGGGCACAATCGGCCCCGCCGCAATCTGCCCGACGGTGACACCCTCTTGTGACAAGATCGTGTTCAACATGTCGTTCACAATGTAGCCACATGTTTGATTTCTGTAGAGCGTCGCGACCACTCGTTTGTCCGCGAGAAAATGCTGATCCATGCACACGATCTGCGTATCGAGCGCATTTGGAAAGCCCGGCTTTTGCTCTTGTGGCGTGGTGATATAGCCGCTGAAGACGAGTACGCCGCTGCCGTCCTGCACCTGCACCTGCTGGAATTGCTGGTAGTGCGTGAGGGCGGCCTGCGCCTGTGCAAAGAGCAGCGTACCGCCGAAGATGCGCGGGACAAATTGCATCGTAGCAGCTGCGGATTGCGCATGCACCGTGAAGCTGGCAGTAGAGCGCCTGCCGATGACGCTCTGCACGGAGAGCGTTCTTTCCACGACAAAGGCGACTTGCCCGCCGACGGTAACGGTGTAGGTGCCAGTTGCAGGCGCCGGCGGAAACCAGATATACGTAGCGATGGTGTAGTAGGCCGGCGCATAGGTATAGATGCCGTTGATGGCCTGCACGAGGCTTCTCGGCGCATCTGCCCATTGTGGCGTCGTGGCGGGATGTACGACGCTCGTATCGTTGAGTGTGAAGTAGTAGGCATGCGCCTTGAATGGCTTGAGCGCGTCGTACATCGACTTCGTGAAGCCTGCGATCGCGGTTGGGTCAAGAATAGGCGTGTGCGTCGTGCCATAGATCTGTGAGCCGATGGCATGGGTAAATGCGGGTTTCCAGGCGACCGATGTGGACCCGGCCGGGTCGGTCGTGATATTCAGCGTCGTGGCGCCTAGCGCGTTTGCCCCCTTCGCATACACCGGATTGGTTGCATAGCCCTCTTGAGCAGATCCGCCGTTATAATCGAAGGTGATGGGCGTACCGGCTGGCATTGCCGCTGATAGGGCAGAACAGGCAAGCGAGGTGATCGGGATGCCCGCCGCAAGCGCAGTTGTGGCGACTGTGGCCGTCGTGCCGCCACCGTCATCCCACTGGAGGTACCCGAACTCCCCAAAGAGCAGTTGCACATTGGTGAAGCCCTGGGCCGCGGCAATACTCAAGATCGTGCTAGCTTCCGTCGTCACTGACGGGGTATTCGTCGTCTGGACCGTGGGATCAGTAGACACGTAGTAGTGCGCATCAGCCGTAATCGGGCTGGCTGTATTGAGCGTGAGGTTGCTCCAAAAGAGCGTTTCCCATGTGGTGATATGCGCTAAGGCATTCGTTGGCGTCTTGCGCACTGAGGCGCGAATAATGATACAGGTTGGATAGACCGCTTGAATGGCGGGATAGGCTGCGTTGATGACAGGGGCCAGCACGCCGCCGCCGTTGTCAGCGTTGCCTGGGAAGCGCGTCTGAGCGTCCCACTCTTCGTTGCCTAGCTCTACTTCCTCCACGATACCATAGCCCTGTGTCCCATTGTAACGTGCCGCGATAACGCCCGCGTAGGTTGCCATCTCGGAGGGACCAGGCAGTTGTGGCCCGCCCGTCGCCTCGTAGATTTGCGCACCGATAGCGTGGGTGAAGCCCGGCGTCCAGTTTGCTTGTACAGTGGTCGAGGTCGAGATAGTAATGCTCGTGGCCCCGGCGGTGTACGTGCCGCCCGGGTTCCATACATACACATTCTCAGGATGTGCGCCCCCATAATCAACGGTGAGTTGTGTCTTGTGCGGGAGGTAGGTGCCTGCTACCAGCGCATTTACTGCCAATGTGCCGTAGGCGGTGCCACTGTTACGCGCGGCTGAGAGCGTCGTATTGTTCCCACAACCATCGCGCGTGAGGCGAAATGATGGAGCAGTTTGTAACACAAGACACATGCGAATGCCATATGTGTTACACAACCAGACGGCATGATCGAGGATGTCAAGCTGGTAGAAGCCTGCGAGCGGCTCGCCTGTCTTCCACTGGAATTGCAAGCGCAAGTGCGCGCCATTGCCCCAGCCGACGAGATCGGTGATGACTTGCTGGGAGAGCGGGAGCGGATTGACACCCTGGTAGTAGGTTTGACCGGGCGGGATGTCTCGCGTCACGTTATAGGCAGGAGCCGGTGTGATGGCCGGTGCATCTGAGGCTGAGAAGTTGTAGCAATATTGCGTTGTGCCGGCACCGCTGCCCTTCATCCTGACGCCAACGAGGCCCGTTTGTGTGAGCGCGGCGTCACTTGCCCCGATCTGATAGGCCGGTTCGCTATTGCCATCAAGCCACGCCGCCGCCTGCAAGTTGTTGTACGTGCCATTCAGCCCGAAGCCAACGCAGTACAGCTTGATCCAGAATTTCACGCCGCCATCGGTGAATGGCGTGGTGGCAATCGTGGTGCCCGTCCCGCCTACTACCTTCACAATGTTGAGGTTGTTGTTACTGACCTCAGCGCGATAATAGTTGTTCACATCCTGAAGCCGTGCGATGACACCAACCGCATCCGCCGCCGCTGTCTTCAGAAACTCGCCATACACCGGTGCACTGCTATACCATGCTCTGCCCGTCGCATCGTTGAGTGTAGCAATATTGGCCGTGGTGCTTCCTGTCGTGGATCCCCGAAAGCCCACGCCGTCATAGGCAAAGGTGGAGGTTGCCGCTTGTGCGACGTAATTCTTGCCATCGGAGGAAGGTGACCAACCGGTGATCGTGGTTCCCACTGTTGGCACGCCAGAGGCGCCGCGCCCGCCTGTTGCAAAGGTGTCAGTTGCTTGTATGGCTATGGCGACACCTCCCACAAGCTGAGTGTGCTATACTTCCTGTGCTGCCTAGCGTCGGGTTGGCTTTCCGATTGCGAACGGGGATGCAAGCCTTCCCTGGCAGCAACCACAGCCAACGAAGCACCATCCGAGTACTCGGAATGACAGAGTGACCGGCAGCGGTTGATCCTCGGAACGTGGTACCCGTTCCGCTTCGTTGGCTGTGGGAGGTCGATCATAGATTTGTCACCCCGACGTTCGTTCTGATTGCCTGTACCAGGGATGGAAGCATGAGCCGCGCAAAGGTATAGCCGTTGATCTGCAAGTTCACCTGAGTCATGCCCCCTGACGACGGCGATGACGATGGCGATACGCCTGCACCGAGGCGTGGGGGAACGACCATTTCACCGGCATGCAGCATAGCAAGGCCCGGTGAAGTGATAAGTCCGCCCTTAGCTAGGTAGGGTATTTGTCCGATGCCCAGGCCGTTCCAATCGATTGCCGGAGTCGAGAGCGGGCCGACGCCTATCGAGGGGATGTGGATCTGGATCGAGTCGATAAAGCGGATAAATGTATTTATTACCCCAATGACCCCGTTGATAGCGCCCTTGATCGCCCCTACGACGCCATCCCATACGCCCCTGATTTTCGTTCCCAGGCCAGAGAAGGCATCACCAATTGATGAGATTATTAAGTGGATGAACGAGCCGATCCCACTAAAGACGCCACCGAACCACTGCATAATGGCCCCCCAGTGCGTGACCGCCAGGATGACACCGGCTATTAACGCCACGATAGGTGCGAACACGATCAGTGCGACCCCGAGCAGCACCTTGAAGATACCGGCCAGATTATTGAACCAGCCAATAATGCCGGAAACGATATCATGGACTTTCGTGCCCAGCCAGGAAAACGCCTCGCCAACGTGCGTGGAAACAGTCTTCCACACGTCACCCAGCCATTGTGTGATTTGCCCCCAGTGCTGAATGGCTAAAATGACACCGGCCACAACCACCGCCACAACTGCGCCGATGATGAGGAATGGCGCCGCCGCCGCCAGGGTCGCAATGGCAGCCGTCCCAGCGGCCACGGCCCAGGCAAGGAAGCTTGCAACCAGCGCGGGTATGGTCGAAATGAACATCCCAATTTTGATGGCAAGAATGGCAGCGCCAATTCCGATCATGAGATCACGCAAAATTTCACCCGGCCCTTTGACGTTGATGAACCAGTTCACCAGACCCACGCCAGCAGTGACCAGGCCCACGACAGCATCCTTAAACCTCCCCAGGGCGGGAGCAGCGTTCGTGCCGAACCAATCACTAAAGCGTCCCAGCGCTGGTACAGCCGTACTCGTAACCCATCCGACTAACTTCTGCAAGATGGGAATTACTGCGTCACCAACATTTTGTTTCAAGTCGTCAAAACTTTGCCCCAGGATTTTGAGCTGACCCGGAAACGTCTTACCAGCCGCCTCAGCACTGCCCCCGAACTCTGTTTGCAATTCTTTGAGGATGACACCTTGCGCTTTCGCGATATCGCCATGCTGCATCATGGCCTTGATGCTGTCTTTCTGCCCCTGGGTGAAGGTCACCCCAACCCTTTGGAGCGCAGTTATGCCGGTCAGTGGGTCGTTCAGCGCCTTGCCCAACTGGATCGCAGAGTTTTTCGTGTCCTGCCCGAGCGCCTGAGACATGTCCAACACAGTCTTCGTAGCCATCGGGAACACGTTCTTGCCGATGTTGGTAAAGGTGAGCAGCATGTTCGAGGCGCTCTGCACGGTGTCGTCTGAGAATTTTGTCAAATGGCTGTATTTGGTCGCAAGATCAAGGACGGCTTGAGCGGTCTCACCGGCCACCCCCTTTGTAGACGCGATCACCTGGTTGGTCTGCGCCAGCCCTGCCTGTGCGTCCATGCTCTGTTGGAACATGTCGCCGATCTGAGACGAGAGGAAGCCGATCGCATTCCCGGCGATGTTGGCAACGGCAAAGCCTCCGGCCATCGATAAGGCATTGCCAAGAAAGCTCTTGAAGCCTGAGCTTGTCCCCTTGACCTTCTCATCGACGTTCTGTAGTTTTGCCTTCGCCTCAGCATCGCCCTCAACGGCTACCTTTGCTACCAGTTGTGCGCCGGTCAGTGCCATTTACTTATTCCTGTCTCTGATCTCTTGCCCCTCAGCTTCGCCGTTTATATAGTCAAGAGCCTTGAGCTGCCACCACTGCGGTACGTCCACGAGTTCCCACGGCTTGCAGTTGCAATACTTCGCGATTTGAAAGCGCACCCAATCCTCCGGCGGCTCCCCATACGCGCCATCGGTTCCGATCCAGCGTCTCAGCGCGATCCGTTCAAAGCTTGCATCTGAGACGCCGTCGCTTCCGGGCGTATGTCTTCGACAATCGCCATGGCAACCTGCACCTTGAAGGCGTAGCCGAACTCGTCCATGCGCGCAAGCGGCCACATGATAGTGAAATCATCATCCTCGTAGATGTCCCACGATTTGATAAGGTTCATCAAGATCTGGTTATCATCGACGTTGCCCGCCTGGATCTCAGCCGCCATCTTGTCGGTGATTTTGTTCGGGAAGTACTCGACGGTCACCGTCCCCAGGTTCTTGATCGGGATAGTGACGCTTGCGGTGTTCTCCGCAATTTGTTGAAAGGTAACTGGCATAGGTCATGCATTCTCCTCTACAGGCGAAATGAAACAATCGAACTCCTGTCCAATCCGCGCATTCAAAAACATCTGCGCCGCACCAGGATTGACAATGAGCATTTTGAAGCTACCCGATGGTGAGGCACTTCCAAATGGTTCGCCCTGTACTGCGCCTAACTCGACATAGGCCGATTCAACCTGCTCTGCTGGCTGTTCAGGATGTACTTTGTAATACCCGCGCCCACGGGTGACTTGATCTAAGCGAAATCGTGCATGAATTCTCATAAAAGCTCCTTATAAGGCAGTGAGTAGATTGGTGCATAAGAACTTGTGCGCAGCGCCCCAACCTGTGTCTTCAACAACCGTGAAGTCCCAGGACGTTGCAAAGACGCCGGCGCTGTCAGCGAACGGATTCGGTTTCGATACTTTCACGGCCATCTGGTGCTCGAAGGCTGCATACACCTGTGTTTGTGTGACAACGATCGTCGGGACGCCACCTGTCAAGCTGACATTGGTTGCAGTCATGGCCGTGGTATCGGTTGCAAGTAGCGCAGAGAAGGTGAAGATGTATGGGCCACCAGCAGGGCCGGTAACCGTACAGTTGGCGCCCACGGTTGAGAGCAGCTGGAACGCGGTATTGACGGTAGCAGCGGTAAGCCCGACCGCATAGGTGATATTAGCGGTGGTCTGCCCCTTGTACGAGAGCGTAAAGTTGCCGCCTGTGACACCACCACCGAAGGTCAATGTCTGATTATTGTCAATCGGTAAGCCCTGGCCTTTGAGATCCATGAACACCGTCTGCCCCGCTTGCAGGTAGGAAAGGATCCCCATGCCCACGCTATCGGCCGGGAGCATCATCTTGAACGTTGTGGCTGGCTTTCCGTCTACGTGTGCAGAGAAGCCAATATTAGCGCGGTTGAGCGAGAAGAATGGATTATAGAGGCCAGCAAAGCTGAAGTCGGTGGTGAGCGCGTCGGTGAGTTGCGTCGTGCCAAGTGCACCAAAGGTGGGGTCAAGATAGATATTGAAGTGCTTCCCTGCACTGGGTTGCAGCGCAACTGCGGTTGGCGTAGCCGTCATGGTGATCGCCCGCTGCAATGCCTGAGTCAGTAGCTTGCCTGAGAGCGTGATACCTGCCTTGCGGTCAAGCTTGTAGCCAAGTTCTGAGACCAGACCATAATTGACCTTGTGGTTATAGATGCCGTTGCCAAAGCTATTATTCTCACCTTGCTCAATGGTGTACGTCTGTGGCTGCACGCTCCCGGTTACGGGCGGAATGAATGTCCAGAGTTTGGCCGTGGCTGAGTTGCCCGCCGCTACGATGGAAGTGGCTGCGCCGCACACGCCGGAGAGCGCATACACGATGCCGTTGTAGTCAAGGACTCCGCCGAGCGTGCCCTCGACCCACTCACTGTTCTC